TCTTTAACAGAAAATGAATAGGGTGCTTTTACATCACCAAAAAGGGATTTGAGACTTTTTATTTTTTATAGAAAATTTGTCTCATTTTTCTTTCCGGTCGGTGTAATATCATAACTATTAAAATAATCTAAATTGCGTTTTATTTTTGTATGGTCTGCCCAATTGTCACAATCACCCCGCGTTGCTTTTATTTTTAAAAAAAAATCTTGTGATTGAATAGAATAATGATTTATTAATAATTGGTGATTATTATATTCTTTATAATTTAAAAAAATTTCATTGCCACTTACGATGTGTGAATGAATATTAAAAGAAATAAGTGTATCACCTTTAAATACTGTTTTATAAGAAAAATATGGTTTTGTTGTATCTATTATGGCACGCTTAGTAAATCCATCTACTACACATTGTGGTTGATATAAATGGTAATTGCTTCCAAAATATAACCAAATAATACGTATCTGCGAATATTCATTGTAATTTTCAAAAACATTTGGCAAATTGATTTCATCTGGACTATATAAAAATTCATCTAAATCTAATATAGCAACCCATTTTGAATTGGTTAATATATTACGAAAATATTTTTCATAAATTAAAATTTGTCTACCTACTTCTTTTGTTTGAATATCATTATGATATAATGTAATAAAATTTGAATATTTATCTATTATTTTCATATATTTATCATTACTATTATCATTAACCAGATAAAAATGTTCAACGCCACGGTTCAAATAATGTAATAACCATTCTTCTAATATATGAACTTCATTTTTAAAAACGGAACATACAATAAATTTATACATAATATATGTATTATTTATAAATATTTATATTATTTTATATTGCTGTATATTGATTTATATAGTAAAAATAAAATAAAAATAATTTTTTCATATATTTATGATAGAATAAATGATACAAAACGCAACAACATCTATATTAATTAATAATAAATATATAATTGAAACCAATATAGGAAAAGGACAATTCGGCTCTATTTATAAAGGTTACCATAAAAAAACGCGAGAACATGTTGCTATAAAATTAGAAAAAATGATTTCACCTATTAAACTATTAAAAAATGAAACTACAATACTAAATTATTTACATAATAACGGTGTACGAAATATACCACAAGTTCATTGGTATGGGGTATTTGCGAATTCAACATGTCTTGTTATGACACTATATGAATATTCATTGTATGATTGTATAAAATCAAAAGAATTATCTATAGAACAAATACAAAAAATTATGATTAATTCTATTGATATTATTGAGAACATACATAATTCATTTGTATTACATCGTGACATAAAACCGCAAAATTTTATGATAAAAAATAGCGAATTATTCATTATTGATTTTGGGTTCTCAACATTTTATATTGATGATAACAAAAATCATTTACATATAAACCCAAACAACATAGAAAATTGTAATATTATAGGAACTCCAAAATACATTAGTATAAATATTCATAATGGCATTACTCCATCCAGACGAGATGACTTAATATCATTAGGATATATTTTTATTCTTTTATTAAATAAACAATTGCAATGGGATGTTTTTCCTAATATTGAGAACAACAACAATTATGATGAGATCCATGTTTTAAATCCAAAAAATCAATATATGAAGCAACTGAAACAAATAGAAACTATAGAAAAGATAATTATAAAAGAAAATACTTTATCTCAATCTATTTACCAATTTATAAAATATTGTTATTCATTAAAATACGATGAAGACCCTAATTATTATTCTATAAAACAATTAATAATAAAAACAATTTAAAAAAAACCCATTTAATATATTATAATTGGGTAATACAATGAGTAATACACAAGAAGAAGTTTCAACACAATCACAAAGATTAATCGGTCAAGTAAAATGGTTTAATAATAAAACTGGTTTTGGTTTCATTACAGTAAACGAAGGCGAACAAAGTGGAAAAGATATTTTCATTCATTATTCTACAATTCGCGTTACTAATTCACAATATAAATACCTAGTTCAAGGTGAATATGTTGAATTTGAATTAGAAAAGGCAAGTAAAGGTGACTATGAATTTCAAGCCACAAGCATAACTGGCGTTAAAGGTGGTAAATTAATGTGTGAAACCAGACAATTAAATAGACCAGCCGAAGATGGGGAGCGTAGACCAGTTCGTCGTTATAGACTTCAAGAAGATAGAGAAGGAAACGCAGAAGGTTTTAGTAAAATTCGTCCAAGAAGACAATATGGCGGAAGAGGAATGCCAAATAGAAGAGCCGCTGGAAATGTTGTTTCTGAACAAAATATGTAAATAATAAATAAATGATATAAATATACTACTACATAATTAGTATATTTATAATGGAAAATGTATTTAGAAATGAAATTACTTTAGAAATTAATAATAATGATGAAACAAATGATATTTTGCCTGTTAATTTAACAAAAATTATTGCTAAATTTGATATTATAAGAGATAAGATTTCCGAACAAAAAAATTCATTGGATGATATTAATAAAGATATCAAAACATTTGAAAAATTAATCAAAAAATTTGTTAGTAAATATATAAAAAAAGAAACAAAACCAAAGAAACAACGTAAAAAATCGGGGTTTGCTTTGCCTGGTACAATTAGTGATGAATTATGTGAATTTATGGGTATAGAAAAAGGTAGTAAAGTATCTAGACCACAAGCGACACAATTTTTGACAAATTATATACAAAATAATAATGTTGTCAATCCTGAGAAAAAAAACATAATTATTCCCGATGAAAAATTAACCAAATTATTAGGGGATGATATAAAAGATTTTGAATTGAATTATTTCAATATTCAAACATTTATGAGTAAACATTTCTTGAAAGGAAATCAATAATGTCCACTAATAATATTTCCTACTAATAATATTATATGAATAATAATATTATTATCAGTGTGTTAAAGATGCTTTATCTATAACAACTTCTTTTAAAACATTCTTTATTATTTTTTCTCTATATTTTTCTTCTTCTTCGGCACCTCTTCCACCTAACGCAACCAATGCTAGTTCTGTAAATCGCTCATTTTCTTTTGTATTATTAATTACACATTCTGGATATCTTTGTTGCCATTCTTGTATTTTATTTAAATTCAATTGGGCAATTCTGTTTATAACCCATTTGAATTTTTTCTTTTCGCTATTCTCTTTTTCCCATGCGTTATTATCTTTAATATAAACCGTTTCACGCTTAGCATCCGTACAATGAACCGGACGTTTTTCAACATCCATTCCTTTTAATTCTTTTATAAATATTCTTGAAATTCCATCTATAAATCCTAATTTACCTGTTGTCTCAAAATCTTCTATTGTCAAATTCATTGAATTTACAAAATCAACTATATTCATTGCGTCTTTACATGTTTCATTCAAAAAGAAATTTAAATTAAAACTATTGTTTGTTGTATTGGTTGTTATATTATTTTGAATAATCGCATTTTGAACTGACAATTCGTTTATTTTATTGTTTTGTTCTATTAATAAGTTTTTAAATTCTTGAGTTTGTTTTACAATTTCCATTAATAAATTCGCATTTATAGTATTATCACTATTTATAATTAAATCTTCTACCTTTACATTTTCGTCTTCTTTATTATTCTCAATATTACATTTTTTCTCATGATACCATAGACTATTTTTTGCCTTATAACTTTTATCACAGTTTTTACATTTATATAGCGTAATTTCGTTGGCGTTTTTTTCATTCAAATTTATTCTAAAAAGATGCTTTCGGGTGGAAATATGCCTTTCCCAATCACTATGTTTGTTACATTTAAAGTGACAGTCATTACATATATATTTTTCAGGCGTTTTTTCCATTCTATATGTTAGAACTAGAAAAACGCCTAAATTGTTTTATTATAAAATAATTATAATTTATATAGAGTTTTCGTAATAAATATATTATTATGTATTACTCACAATATGAGGAAGATAAATATCTGAATGAAAACTATTTTCATAATAAAACAAATGGCATATATATAGAATTAGGGGCATTGAATGGCGTATTATATTCAAATACTAAATTTTTTCAAGACCAGTTAAATTGGTCAGGAATACTAATTGAACCACATCCGTACGCATTTGATATATTGATACAAACACGACCAAAAAATTACTTATTCAAAGAGTTAGTAAGTTGTCATACAGAACCATTAGAATATAGATATTTTCTTAACAATCTTGCAGCAGTTTCTGGTATTGAAACTACATTATCACAATTTCATTATGACGAATATTATAATAATAAAAAACATAAAGATTTATTACAAGACACTATCTCTATTTTACCAAAATCGTTAACAAATATTGTAAAAAGAACTCCAATAAAACATATTGATTTATTATCATTAGATGTAGAAGGGCATGAATATGAAGTTTTACAATCTTGGGATTTTTCTATTCCAATAGATGTTATATTGATTGAAATGTTAGGTGTTGAACCAGATAAAGAAGAATTATGTAGAAAATTATTAATGAATAATGGTTATAAGTATGATACAAAGTTTGCATATAATGAAATTTTTATACTTGACCAAAAATAATTTTATGAATTAATTTTAATTAAAATTATATTACAATATTGTAGGGGACTATATTTTCGGCGTTTTTTTGGTTCTAAAAGTTCTAAAATTGAGGTATAGTAACAATTAATTATGTTTTATAATATATATTAAACCATTATTCATTATAATATTTCAATATAAAAATCCGGCGTTTTTTGGCGTTTTTTGAGTTCTAAACTATAGAACCAAAAAAACGCCGGACAATTTTATAAAAAAATTTATGCTAACAAATTTTGAATGATTTTTTTTGTATTTAAAGCATCTCCGAGTAAAGTGAACTTTTTGCAAACATTTACCTTCAGGTTTTCATTTTTGGACATTTTTAAAATGTCCAATTTCAAAAACCTTCCTCCTAGTTTTGTCAGACTTTTTTATATTTTTTGAATGACACTGAAAAAATTAAAAATTAGATAAATTTACCTATTTTAACATTGTAATGTATTTATTAATAAAACTTATATTATAGGTTGTTATCATAAGATAAAAATATATTCTAAAAAATTATAAATAAAATTTTAAAATATCCATTTATAATAGGTAATGAAATTATTAGAATTACAAGATTTTTTAGATTTATTCGTTTCAAAAAAACACACTTTAACAGAATTTATAAATAAAGCCCAAGTAAAAATAGGAGATAAAATAGAACCTTTAAAAGAATATATGAAAAGAAAAGAAATTGAAAAATCAAAAATCAAATTATTGTTTGAGAACATTGAA